TGTGAGGTGGTTCATACAGGAGTATGATGGGATGGAATGGGTAGCAGAGGCCCATCGGACGTGGCGATAGGACCACCTCCAGGGCGCTCCAGGGGAGCAGGGAAGGTACTAGCATGGGCAGGACCTTCCAGCGCCTCCTGGGCGGTCCTGGCGCTTCGCCATTCCGTTGTATCGGTACAACACTGTCGCGTTGGAACAACACTGTTGCGCCCATACAACACTCCATGATCCTGTTGCCATTCCTACCGGTACCTGTAGAATTCTCTTTATCGATTGAGACAACACAAGGAAGAAACGATGGACATTCTTGACACCCGCGACCTTCAAGACCGCATGGATGAAATTGAGATGGACCTGGAGACTCTGGAGATGACTGAGGCTGAGCGTGAAGCCCTCCGCGAAGAATTGACGGCTCTCCAGACTCTACAGGAAGAGGTCGAAGGGTACTCCTCAGACGATTGGAGGCATGGCATCCAATTGATTCCTGAAGAGGTTTTCACGGAATACTGCCAGGAACTCTTGGAAGACTGCGGAGACATTCCCCGCAACCTGCCCTCTTATATTGTGATCGACTGGGAAGAGACGGCCTCCAACCTGCGGGTAGACTACACCGAGGTCGATTATGAGGGCACCACGTACCTGTTCCGTTGAACGTAAGACAACATAAGACAAGGAGAAACCATGAATCTATTCATTGAAGTTGAAAAGATGCTGGAATTGGATTGCGATTATGAGGAAATTATCGCATTCATCCAGGCGGCTCGCCCAGGTTATACTCTAGCCGATTGTGAAGAGGTGATTATGGACTGCGAGATGAAATTGGCCGTGCGTTATAAAGATATGGAAGACTATGAGTATATGGACGGTGACCATGCATCGGCTTTGGCATCGGCTGGGTGGGGTACCGATGAGGATTATGGCTATGCATCCGATGATTATTAAATTTTTGCTCCCGGTGGCTTATTATGTCGAATATGTATCCTTTGGTCTATTTTTTATCCTTCTTCGTGCTTTGTCACCTGGCCAATAAACATTCAGGTGCGGCTGGGCTAGTTGGTGTTGTAATCGCATGGATTATTTTTGGTTTTTTTCTGTGAGGTGGTAAATGGGTACTCGCGCATTGATTAAAGTTCTCGATGAGTCTAACTCGGTGGTGACCTGCCTCTATTCACAATGGGATGGTTATCCATCTGGTATCGGTTCTGCCCTGGCGGCCTTTTTGAGTCAAATTAAACTAATTAATGGTATAACTGGCAAAGAAACTCGCCCGGTGGCCAATGGCATGGGTTGCCTTGCGGCTCAATTAGTTGTACACTTTAAGAAGGAAGTTGGTTCATACTATCTGGTTGATCCAAAAGTTGAACATGGCGAAGAATATATCTATGAGGTATATTCAAATAAAGTAAGAGTAACCAATTATGCTAAAGAAGTTCTTTACCTTGGTTCGTGGGATCTTTTCTCCGAATTCTGCAACGGTTCTGATGATTAAACCTGTGACCTATCGCCGTTATTATTGGAAAGAATTTCGCCGCCATGCGAAAGTATTGGTTCGTGATATTCGTGGTATTATTCTAAATCGGAGAATAAAATGACGGTTGATGATTTGTTTAAAAAGTACCCATTAATTTTTCAAGTGCGCAAAGGGCGTGAACTTGAACCTTTTTGCATGTTTGGTATTGAATGTGGTAGTGGTTGGTTTCCTCTTCTGGATGCACTTTGCTATCAGATTCAATCTTATATTGATTTTCGTAAAGAATCTAACGAACGAATCGAAGAAAACAAGAAAAAATATCCAGACTACAACCAAACACCTTTTGCATTGATTCCTCAGGTTACTGTAACACAAGTAAAAGAAAAGTATGGTACTCTGCGATTCTATTATGATGGTGGTGATGAAACAATCGATGGCATGGTTCGAATGGCTGAAGCGATGAGTTCGATTACTTGTGAAGTATGCGGCAATCTAGGAAAAATGCGCGGGCGTTCTTGGCTCTATACTGCTTGCGATGAACACACTAAAGAAGAGGATAAAAAATGAAAACTGATGAAATTGCACAACTGGTATCTATTATTGAACAATGTAAAGCACAAGATGTAAGGAAAATTCTTGTTGATTATCTTGCATCTCAATTGTATAATAAAGGTATGATCCCGGTGGTTAAACCTTTGACAATTGAGGAACTTAATCCTTCTTGGAGCAATAAATGCCCTGTATGTCATCTAATTGGTGCACAGGGCTATGTCTGTAGCAGGAATGATTGCCCCTGTAAGATCACTTCTTCAGCCACCAACTATCAGCAAAAAGTTCGTACTAGTGGTATCGACACGTATTAAAAGAGAGTAAGAAATGGGAACTAATTACTATGTTGCTTCCAATCTTTGTGAATGCTGCGACCGGTATGATGAAGAATACCATATTGGTAAGTCATCGGGCGGTTGGGCATTTTCTTTTCATGGATATCGCGCTGAACGGCTTGTAAGTTGGGCTGCATGGAAAGAATTCTTGAAAGATAAAATCATCATGGACGAATACGGAGAACGTATCGACTACGATTGGTTCGTTCAATATATTGAAGGACCAAAAGCTCCCAATTATACAAATACTCATGGGCATAAAAATCTTCAACATAATGATGAAGGGCGAAAACCTGACAAGTTTGGACATGCATGGTTTAATCCTGAATACGATTGGGATGATCCAGAAGGATATGCTTTCTGTAGTAGAGAGTTTTCATGAATGAAGATGAACTAATCTATAGTGCATGGCGTGACTCTGAAGCATATCAAGTACCCATGACAGAAGAAGGTATGAGACTTGCAGGAATTAGATTCAATACTTTTCGAAAAGGCTGGGAATATCATAAGTTCTACCTAGAACATGATGATGTTTTTATGAAAGATTATCTTGAACATGGGCCGAGGTGTGAAGATAAATGATTAATATTGTTACACCAAAAAAACTTTATTATGTGCTACTATACAAACCGAGAACTTTTCCCAACGGTGGTTGGTCTAACTTTATTGCTACACCATATCTTGGTAAAGCACGATACTACGCCAAGAAACTAAAACGACCCCATCGTCAAATTGATGTTCGAGTGCGTGGTAAGCGTAAAGCGTATGTTCTAAAAGGAAGTTGGCTATGAACTTCATTAAGTGCCATAAATGTGGGCGTGAAGAACCTGCATTTGATTATGCACATATCTGTGGTCCGATAGAGATAAAACAACCTAACAAACGAATTGAACTAACAAGACCCGGCGGAACACCTTACCTAACACTTAGAAAAGATAGTCGGCTTGCCTATATTCAAATTCATGATTATGATTACTATGGTGATCCAGTAGAATTTAATTTTGATGTTAAAGCAATTCCTATGTTGATTGAAGGGCTAATTCAACTGAGAGATCAATCATGAATGACCGAATTGGAGAACTAGCACAGTGCAATGAACGTATTCTAAACTTCTTTCAAACGGGTCCAGTTCAACGTGCAGCCATTGAACAGTTTGCCAAGTTGATTGTGCAGGAATGTATCGGTATTGTAGAAAACATAAGCCCAGGATATGCCGACTATCGTAACCAAATTGAAGATACCTTCCGTAGAGACTGTGTTGAAAAAGTCAAAGAACATTTTGGAGTTGAATAATGAACCAAGAAATTCTACGTTCACTTGAAAAAGAAGCAGAAAAGCAAACATTAGATTTGCCATGTCCTCTAGATGATGCTGACTATACTTGTATTTTTAATGAAAATCTTGTAAAATTGGCTATTCAAGAATGTATTGACACGGTATTGGATTGTAGTGTACAATACACCACAAGACCACGGATTGCTGAAGAATTGAAACAACATTTCGGAGTTGAAGAATGAATGAAACACTTTACCTTCTTATTGGGTATGCACTAGGTATTATCATTGGCTACATTATCTGGGCACCCGATACGACCTTTAAGCGTAATTTTGTTGATGGGTTAACTCTGCGATTTCTTTGGGGAAAGCGATGAACAAACGAATGAGAGAACTTGAAAAACAATGTTGGGACTATCAAACCAATCATTTGAATACTGATAAGTTCGCCGAGTTGATTGTTCAGGAGTGTGTTAATGTATTGAGAGAAGAATCCGAAAGACTCTACAAACTATCAGCAGAAGAAAAGGACGAACTCTTTGCCAGTAATTTTGAAATCTGCGCTGAGAAGTGTGTAGATAACGTGGAAGCACTTAAAGAACATTTTGGAGTTAAATCATGAGTCAAGTAGTAAGAGCAATTGAAGCACACGATACAGGTGAACGAAAACTTATCAAAGAGAGTTTCTCTACTCTGTTCCAAGATGTATTCAATATCAAGTCACATACTCAAGACCTAAGAGGAACTGAAGGTATTGCTAAACAATATCGAATCAGTGTCACAATTGGTTCTCAAGTCCATGTAAGTGATCTTGATCTTCTTCAAGAAGGTGATGATGCACTAGAAGAAGCGATTCATCGAACCAAGCGCCAAGTTGTTGAAGCAATCTTTGGTGAGTTTCGACAAGACCTGATGTTGACTGAACGTGCATTGTATGATCGAGATTTTCAAAAAGCGCGAGACCATCTGCGAATCCTAGAACAGAAGATGTTTGGGATTGAATGATGCCTTGGTATAAAAAACTGTTGTATATTCTTATAGCACCATTTATCATCGGTGTTTGGTGTATTATGAATCCCCGTACAGTGTGGGAGCAGGCTAAGAAAGATTTCGGATTTGAAAAATGAACGAACTGATTCAAAAATTTGCTGAACAAGCAGACCTCTTTGCTGATTCTAAACTTTTAATGAAAGGCGAATTTCATCCTGATTGGCACGACATTCGTGATGAAAAGTTTGCCATGTTGATTGTGCAAGAATGCATTGAGCAAGCTCATTGTGTGGCTGATTCGCGTGGTGTAAATGCTGATATGATTTATGGTGCTGATACTGCTGCTGCAAGAATTGCTAAACATTTTGGAGTAAATAATGAAACTAAGTGAAATGCACCGATTGGTGAATGTATACCACGACGAAGAACGAATGATGCGTGAGGATCCAGAAGTTGTAATTCAGATTAAACTCCCATACTCTACAATGGGTGGGCAACCAACGGTGCGCGTGAAAAGTTTACAAATGGGGTTTGACTGGGATCATGGTAAGTTCATTATCACACCAGAAGAAAATCTAACACCTGCTGATCGTGACTTTGCTGAACAGATGCGAAAGATGCAGGACGATTTAGGTTGGGTTAAACTTGAAAATCATAAACTCAAGCAAGAGATTAAAAAACTGAAGAAACAACTAGGAGCACCATGATGAGTGAAGAAAGACCTTGTAGAGATAAAGAATGGTGGGAGCATTATCCACTACACAAGTGGTGGTGTAATGATATATGCCCATTGGTGCCTCGGTGGCATTATCGAGAAGGTGATGAATGGAATGCAAACAATTGGAGTGTTCACTGGTTGTTATTCACTGTTTGGTCAATGGAACACTTTTCGTTTGGCGTGGATGCTGGGCTAGACCCAAATGAACTTTATGTTGGTGCTATCTTGCCTTATCTAAGAATTACAGTTGGCGTAAGGCATTGTTATTCCAACTGGCAAATTAAACTCACACAATTCTTGCGAAGAAAGCCTGCAATTAAGGAGCCAAAATATGACTGAAGAAGATGACGGTGTTGAAAAAGCAATGGCCGAATTGTCAGAAATTGGCCAACGATTTCAAAAGGTAGTTGATGCAATGGAGAAGGAACAGGAAGATTTCTGGTATTCCCTAACAAAAGAGCAACAACTATTGGCTTTCTGTGCAATGTCTCGCCGAATCGTTGATGGTGAAATTAAACAGAAGGGTTCTTATCGTTACGTGTTATATAATGTTTTTGGTTTTGGGCCAGAAGCATATATGGCGGCTCAATGTGCAGGCTATCTAGATATTCACAATGCAATCTTTGATGCAGAACATGAAGCAGACTTGCTCAAAGCGTTTGCGAAGTTTCATGGGCTTGGTGAGGATGCCGTGGATAAATTTTATGAAACAGGGAGTCACAGAGTATGAATAATTATGAGAGTCACGCATGGGCTGAGTTCACAGGAATTGGATCAAGGGTACCTGTAACCTTTCCATATGTCAAACCTGATAAGCCAAAATATCAATTCAGCCCTACAGAAGAATTTCCTAACGAAGTTTTATAATGGGTAAGATGTTTATTCTTTTTGCCAGCGTAATTATTCTTATTGCGCTGGCTATTCACATTTTTGATAATGCGGTTAAACCTAAGATCCTTGTATTCAGGGAGGGTGGGTATGAGTGTGTGACTCTGAGAGGGAGTGGCGGTGCTTCTTGCTACAGGGTTGAACAATGATAGAAAAGCTATTATGGTTGTTAATTGTACCATGTTTCTTCTTAGCTATTACCATATTCTTAATCGCCTTGTTTGCAATGATGTTTGGTCCAATAGTAAATCTAATAATCGGTAATGTTTCTTAAAGGCTGGACATACCTACTTATATAAGATAAGAGACTGGTATCGAGGTAAATATGTTGTTTTTATGCAAATGTACCAGTTGCCAACAGGAAATAGTTGTGATACAATGTTGAGACAGTCAAATATTATGGAGAATTTAATGAACAAGAATGCAAAAGCTTTCGTTTCCGCTGCAACTGAAGTTTTTGGTCCCAATGCAGTTATCACCCGTGATGACATTCAAGCGGTTGTTGAAAATCGGAAAGTTCCGTATCCCTTTTGGTTTGTAACTCGCCAAGAGTTCCGTGCAGGGCGTGGCAGTTACCGTCTGCCAGATTTTCCTGATGGAAATCCAGTTGTTGTGCCTGTTCAAACACAAGAAGCACCACAACCAACGGCTACTGTAGAAATGTCTGCAACTGTTCATGTTCTCCGCCAGAAACGGCTTCAAGATGATGTTGACGTTTCTATTCCCGAAAAATATGATGGCTATGTTCCTTTTGGTTTTTACAAGGATCTTCTGACCATTATTCAATCACGAAACTTTTTCCCTGTGTTTATCACTGGGCTTTCAGGTAATGGTAAAACCCTGATGGTCGAGCAGGTTTGTGCAAACCTGAAACGTGAATGTATTCGCGTTAACATATCGATTGAAACTGATGAATCTGACCTCATTGGTGGTCCTACTCTTATCGATGGCAATGTGGTGTACCGTGATGGTCCTGTTATCACAGCCATGAAACGTGGTGCAATTCTTCTGATTGATGAGATTGACCGTGGTTCGAATAAACTTATGTGCCTGCAAGGTATTCTAGAGGGTAAACCATACTTTAACAAAAAGTCTGGTGAGTATATTCATCCGAGTGCTGGCTTCAATATTGTTGCAACGGCTAACACCAAAGGGCGTGGTTCAGAAGAAGGTAAGTATTTGTCACAGATTCTTGACGATGCATTCCTTGAGCGTTTCAATATCACTGTTGAACAACAATATCCCGAGTCTCGCGTCGAACTGAAGATTCTAAAGCCTCTGCTGAATGATAATGAGTTTGCCGAGAATCTGGTGAAATGGGCTGATGTTATTCGCAAGACCTTTAATGAAGGTGGTGTGGATGAAATTATCTCTACTCGCCGACTGGTGCATATTGCAAAAACTTATAGCATCTTTAAAGACCGTCAAAAAGCAATTCAACTATGTGTGAATCGTTTTGATGAAGAAACCAAACTGGCGTTTCTTGATCTGTACACGAAAGTTGATGTTAAGGTTGCAGAGGCAAACACCGCCACAACCAATGTTGATGAGTTGCCTTTCTAAAGGAGATAAAGATTTTTATCTTTGATGTAGAAACACTTGGTAAGAAGTCCAGTGCTGCCATCCTTTCGATGGCAGCCGTTCACTTCGATCCTGTTAAAAAACCATCTTTTGATGAGATGAAAGCATCCGCCTTTTTTGTGAAATTGAATGCAAAGGATCAACTTACAAGGTTGAAAAGGTCGATTACTAAATCATCCGTTGATTGGTGGGAAAAACAGTGTGATAACGTAAAGATTAAATCTTTCAAGCCACATGCAAATGATATTCTCTTTGAAGATGGTTATGAAATGCTTCGTGAGTGGGCTAAATCTTTTAAAGATAACAAGTCTTGGGTCTGGGCAAGAGGTAATCTAGACCAACTGGTCATGGACGATATTGAGGAACAACTGGGGCTTGATCCTGTCTTTCCATACTCCCGGTGGCGGGACGTAAGAACTGCTATCGATATTTTCTATGACACCGAAAACGGTTATGTTGATGTTAGCCATGAAGGTTTTAAGTCTGAACTTATGATAACAAAACATGACCCGGTGGATGATTGTCTCTTGGATGCCATGATGTTGCTTTATGGCAACAAAAGAACCTGATGGTTGCCAACCAAAACCATCTGTGCTATAATGAAGTCTCTGGTATTTTTTTAATCAACTTTGATGAGGAACTTTGAAATGTCTAAACACACTGGTAAAATCAATCGTCACGAAAAAATTGCTTGCGTTCTCCTTTCTGGTAAGCCTGTATCGCCAGATCAGATTCGTGAATGCTTCAAAGGCACGGATCAAGAATCTGTACTATATCGCCTTTCAACCAACATCTATAATATTCGCAAAGATGGTGGTGTGATTAGGGTTCATAAAAACGGGCGAACAGTAACGGGTTATCAATTGATGAATCCTGATGAGTTT